ATATTCATCGGCTGCTGCTAAGTCAGCTAAATATTTTTTCCACATATCGTTTTCATCATCCTTTTGAGTCATACCTGTGTACAAACCACCAATTCCCATTGACATAAGTATTGATTTCATAGGGCTTATATTTGCCATGGACCAACTAGTAGCATCTGGTTTTAAAAACATTTTTCCTAGCCAGCCTGTTGTGCCAGGTTTAAAAAGTGCACCTTGACCAGGAATTGCTTTTGCCCCTGTTGCAGCGCTTCCTATTAAGGATTGTCTAAGTCCTGCAAGTCCCTGTCCACCACCAAACATACCTGTTCCACCTTTACCAAACATACCTGTTCCATAACCTAAAGCAGCCATTATAGCCATTTTACCTGCAGGGCTTTTTGAGAATTTTTTAACTCCTCTTAATATACCTTTAAAAGGTTTTGTAATTGACTTAACTAATTTTCCTAAAAAATATCCTTGTCTTAAATCTGCTATTCCACCACCAGCGTATCCTGCTCTACCACCATCAGCTGCGAACATAGGGTATTGATTAAGAAAATCAGCTTCTGGAACACCGTATATATTTGCCAAAATAGGATGATGCGCAGTATTTATACCACCAAGTTGTCCTGTAATTGGACCGGTAGCAATTGAACTTGTCCCTGTTGTCCCTGTTGTCCCTGTTCCTTGGGCCGCTAACCATGCTTCATAACTAGGAAAACCTTGTCGTTGCCATTCAGGTATATCACCATGAGGCACGGCACCTGGTACGCCACCATAACCATCATCTTGTCTTTTTGTAAAACCCCCTGTAATAGGATTCCAATCTTGTCCAGTTTGTATTGCATATTGTTTAGGATGAAATGCTGCCATTTCTTGTAGCCAATCAGCTTCTTTACTATCAGGATCAGGAGACCATACTCTATATTCGTCAGCACCTTTGTTCCAAAGACTACCTTTACCTTTTTGAAAAGCTTGTTCTATTTCGTCAAACGTAACAGGTTTTTCAGGGTATACTTTTCCCAAAAGACCAGGCCAATCTTTTGAAGTTGGAACGTAACCATGCTTCTCCCAAAATTCATTTAATTCTCTTCCTTCTAAATCAGAATATTTTTCTTTACCAGTCCAATCTCGAGTCTTAGCCCATCCATATAGTTCATCTAATGTTGCACCACCACTTATTGGTTTTCCCCACGCATCATATTCTACATCATCTTCCCAACCTTCTGGTAAATCTCCTTTCCAGTCAGGATCCTGTTTTTTTCTACGATTTATTAATGTTATTAATTCTTTTCTTTGTTCCTTTTCAGTTCTAGTTCTTTTTCTTCTTTGACTTGCTTCAAGCTTTCTTTTCTTCTTTAATAATTTTGCTCTTGTTTTTTCATCTTCGTCACCTACATTTATAAACTTGTCAATATATTCTTTATCATAAGTTATACCTGTAGGTCTGTGTATATAACCTCCACCAGTATCAACGGTACCATCAGGTCTTGTAATTACACCAGTACCTGGTGAGATTGTTTCTTTTCCCCTTGGAACGGGTGATGCTTGTAGAACAGCTGTTCTTTGTGCTTGTCGTTCTCCACGTTCTCTATCAGAATAACCGCCAAACTCTTGGCCTTTCTCTTTTGCTTCTTCTCTTCTTTGCGCTGCAAAATATCCTGGTCTTGAACCATCTATAGAAGGTTGAACTCTACTAAAACCTATATCTGCTCTACCACCCAGATCATATCCCAGTCTCGCGATTCCGCCATCGGCTTTCCCGAATAATTTATAAGGTGATATTTGTTTTTCAATATCTTCTTTAGTTTCCAAAAAATCTTTTGGAACTAAATCCATATCCACACTTTTATAACCAGAAAAAGGTATATCTCCTAAAGATCCTACTTTTTCTCTGAGTTCTTTAGGTGTGTTAAAATTTAATGTTTGTGTTGGATTGCTCATTAATTTTTTAGTTCCTTCATATAAATTTTGCATTGCTTCTAATTTATCACTTGCTCCAAAACCATAGCCGGCCCAGTCTGCATCTATACCCTCTAAATCTGCTTTATTATAAACTTTAGCCAAGTGCGTGTTGTAATCAGTGACAGGTGTTGTTCCAATCAGATTGGAAAAATCTATTCCTGCCAAACCTGAAACATCATCTTCGTTCCATGGATAATTTATTGTATCTCTGCCGGGATACATGAAATTTCTTTTAGACATTAGCATTTTATTTATTGCTTTTTTGTCAGGTATAATGTCTTTATAATCAATACTCTCTAGTTCTTTTTTAATTCTATTTGCTTCTGCTAATTTAAATCTATCTGGACCTGTATCTTTAGATCTATCATAAACTCTTGGGGGTGCGGTGTATTTCATTTTTTGATCTCCACCACCTGGTGGTCCTTTAGCTTCTCTTGTTTCTCTATGACCTTGACCTGGTGAATAATCTGCGCTTGTACCAGGAGACATTGCTTTACCCTCTTTTGTGTCAGCTAAAGCTCCTTTAAAAAATCCAACTCTCCCACCAGTAGCCATACCAGCTACAGCTTGTTCACGAAATTGTTCAAAGGGCATTGGTTGTTGTCCCATCTCGTCCATTTCAAAAACATATTTATCATATTCTTCTTGCAACATTGGATCGGCAGCAGAAGCTGTTTGTATGCCTCCTCTATCTTGTTGCTCTGATTGTAATTTCATTAATATGATTTTGAAATCTTCGCTTTGTATGAAACCTTCAATACTTCTCCATTCACTTTTTTCTGGAGGAGACATTCCATTCCATAATTGACTTGCGACCTCACCCATTTCATCACCTAAGATAGCTGAAGCTATTTCTCTGTTTTCTTCTGGGGATCTGGGTCCTTCATTACCTGAATAGGTAATGTCGTGTGCACCTGTGTCCAATGATGATATTCCTGTGTAATCTATAGCCATAATTTTGTGTTAATTTGTTAAAGGCAGGAATTTCACCTGGGGTTAATAATATTACTTTGTTTATACAAAGAAATCAAGCTTATGATGTAACGATCCTAGGCTTAATTTCGAGCGCAGATAATACTACGTGTAGTCTGTTGGCAGCTGCTGCGGTTACTTTTATAATTTCACTTTCCTTAGCCACAAGTGGTGCAGACAATAGTTCTGATGTTCCACTGGCCGAGATCGATTTAACGTTAAAAAGACTGAAAACAGCGCTATCAGTATCGGTTATTGTTATAGTAATCGTGGACCCTGATCCAGAATCATCTGATACCAGAATTGATTTAATAACAGCTGTTGTAGCCGATGGTACTGTGTACAATGTAGTAGCACTCGTGCTAGTTAAATCCACTTTTTTGTTAACAAATGTATTAGCCATTATGCCATAAAGAAAGCTTCAGCTTCCGCCTCGTCTTTTAAATCCTGTTGAAAGGATGTGTTTAATTTTTGCACGATACTATCAACATCTCTAACAAATGATTGTTGTATTTGTTGATCGTATTTCTCTAGTGGTTGTGTTAATGATTGTACAATTCTAGCCATTACCTTCTCCCGTCCGGTTGTATATCTAATCTAAAAGTTCCAAGTTTCCAGTGTTGTCCGGTACTTGTATTGTCAACCTTTAAAGATATAGCACGTGCACGTGCTCTTGTATCTATTTTATCTGTACTTGTAGTTGTAGTAAATGGACCCAATGAAGAACTTGCTTGTGAATCTGTTGGATAATTTTTCAAGTTTAACGTCACTCTTGCATTACCCGTTTGTTGTAAAAAGTCTGGAAGCACTCTTCTAATTTTCATTATATGTTCACCGTCTCCTCTTAAATCTGCTCCACCACCTTGACCCATAGATATATCAAAGTCACCAGATTCTATACTTGCAGAAATTGCTGAAGCTGAACCTGCTTTAATTTGATTTACTCCAGTTTCGTGTTCATAGTAAATGGTTACACCGTCCGTATTACCGACGGTTGTATCACTGGTTGCATCAGAATCATATTCTGTTGCATGTGGTTTTCCAAATATATGTGAATCTGACCATGTTGATCTTGCAAGCGTACTTGTAGTCCATACAGGACGCTCTGGTGTTGAATCCATATAATTATATGTTACTGATCTATTATTAGATGCAGCACCACTACCAGGATAAAACCAAGATACTTCACCAAATAGATTGTTCAATCCTGCATAAATATGCTGTCTAGGAACTGTATTAATATCATCATAAACATAGTCCTCAACTAAACATGCTAATGATTCTAGTTTACCAGTATATCTAAAGAAACCATTCTCTGACATCCAGTAAGCAGAGCCATCAACCTCGACGGCTGCATTCTTGCCAATCAATCCACAGTTAGTTCCAACCTGTTGAAATGAAAATACAAAAGGTGCACCAACGAATCTCATAATAAATAAAGATGTATCAGTCCAAACATAAATTGCATCCCGACCTCTAATCGCTGCCACGATCCGTGTTCCGTCGGCCAGTCTTTGTGTACCAGCGGTATTGGTTGCTGAAGGTGCATAAGAAGTTGTAGCATTAATTGATTCTTGATCAGAAAATCTTATATACATATCATCTTGAGTTGATGTTGTACCAATAGTTGTTTCTGTTCCAAAGAATACTAAGTGTCTATCGGGTGTTGAAACTAATGTTTGAATTGCTGCTGTTGGTGCATTGGCAACGATAGTTGCTCTAATAGCTGTAGCACCTGTTGCATCTGAATCCCATTCAAAAGTTGCACCATCAAAGATAGTTGCAATTAGTTTATTTCCAAAATTGTCCAAGGACCATAGACCAGGGGCCGTTACAATATCTCCAGTTTGCGATGCACCCCATTTCGTATAGTCTGATGCGTCATAAACAGTTGCCCCATCACTATGTGATGCAGCAGTTGTATTGTCTGAGCCTCTTGTTAATCCTGATAAGGTGTTAGTACCAGTAGTGTTTGTTGTATAAGCAATACGCTCGCTGTCTATTAAAACCGTTCCTGAAGCAGGCATTGATGCAGAATTATCTAGAACAATACTAGATGAACCTGAAGTTAATGCTCCGTCTAGTGTATCTGTAATTTCTCCAGCAACAGTACCACCCCATAATCCTAGTCCCCAACCAGCAGCTGATTCTTCAACAGCAGGTCCAATGGAATAAAAATGTTGAACTCTTATTCCACCTGAAGTACTGGCTCCTGATCCTGATTCAGCCGATCCCATTTCAATTGTAATTGTTGTTGAAGTTGGAACGGTTGTCACCATAAAATTGACATCATCAAAATCACCAGAACTAAAATTAGAATCAGTTATTTCAGTAAAATTATCTAAACGAACGATATCATATTTAGTAATATTATGATCAGATGCAAAAGTGATTGTAACTGTTGCATCACCATTCGTTGTTGTGAAAGCGTTTGTTAATGTTGTTGTAGCTTTAATAGGAGTAATGTCATAAAATGCTCCTCCAGAATATACATATAAAAATCTGTTTGTACCAATGGCTGCATACTTAATACCACTAGCATTAACAAAATGATGAAGCGCTGTATTTCTTCCTGTGAGTGTACTGTCTCCTAGTTGAGCCCAACCTCCTATTTTTTCAGGAGTACCATATCTAAAACGAACATAGTCTCCTCCTACCCATTGGCCTTCACCTCCGGTTGCAGTGACCTGTTTATTAAAACCTGGCTGAAACTTTAATTTCTGTAACATAGAAAGCTATCCTATGCCTTATGGTTTAGTAGGCCATGTCGCGTTATTACATTTATCAACAGTATCTTTACCTGCTGGTAAATCTCTTAAATCTTGACGATATGTTTTCATATCATCAGATAAAGTTACATCAGATAAAGCGTAAAAATCAGTCTCAGCTAAAAGTCTATTTCTTTTATATCTTAGATCAGCTAAAGCTCTAGCAGGAGCTGCATCAGCCCATGCTTGTTCTTCATTATCTCTAGCTGTTTCTTCTTCAGCTGTAAATTGAACTCTGTTACCGTTTATATTGTGATATCTTGGCATAGTTTTCCTCCTTTTTTGATTTATATATCATTTTTATTTAATTCCGTAAAGGCAGATATCGCCAGCGTCTATATCGCCTGTGTCAAATTTAAACTGTATTGCATCTATTGCTGATGTTGTATTTAAATATCCAGCAGTAAAGTTTTGAACAGCTATATCACTAGCATGAGACATATTAGTTGTTGCTATAAAATGTTTGACAAAAGTCGTACTACTTGGATTGAATAAACGCATATAACCAGCAGCAGATTGATCATTATCATTACCAACACCGTCGTCTCCAAAAAAATTTTGAAATCCAGTTCCTTGAGCAAGATCATTATTTGCTTGATATTGTAGAGCAGCAGCATCGTCTCCTTCAAAATGATATGCTCTAAAGTTTGTACTTGTTTTTGCAACATTATAATTGGAACCAGCGTCTATTGAACCATTAAACTGTAAATCTGCATTGTTAGTACCTGCATGAATATCTTTAAAAGTAAATAAGTATTCCGTGTAAGTATCATCAAGAACAACATCCGATGTTCCATCAACAAAAGACAAAGTACCACTAGTACTAGCTGTCAACTTTTTAATAAATACTATAGACCCAGCTCCTACAGAACCAAAAGTTGAGACATTTCGAACTCCACGGTCATTCAGTTTTACAATAGCCATTATGAATCCTTAATTCCATAAAGTTTAAATGTGCCAGCGTCTATATTTCCCCCAGACATTTTAAATTGTATTTCATCTATTGCTCCTGTTAAATTAAAATATCCTGATGTGTGTAAACTTCTTATTTTATTATCGTCTGTTGAACAATTTCCTATAGCAAAAAAATGTGTTACAAAAGTTGTTGATGATGGATTAAACAACCAAAGTTCGCCAGAACTAGCTTGATCGTTATCTGCACCAGCGCCTTGAACAATAGCTTGAAAAGCTGTTCCTTGTGCTTGATCATAATCTGCCTCATAAGCAAGACTGGCAGAAGTACCTGCTTCATCATGTTGAGCATAAAAAGTAGATGAAGTCATAGTTTCATTATATCCAGAACCACCAGCGACATTTCCTTGAAAAGTTAAATGTCTAAAATCAATAGAACCATGAACACTCATAAATTTAAATAAATAAATAGGATAAGTATTATCTAACACAACATCATCAGTCCCATCAACAAAGTCAATAGTTGAATCACTTGAAGCAGTAATTGTTTTAATTAAAACCATAGAACCATCAATTGCTGAAACATCAGATATGGAAGAGATACTTAAATTATTATACTTGACTAATCCCATTACACTACTCCATACATTTTAACTGTTCCAGCGTCTATCGTTCCACTATCAAACTTAAATCGAACTCTTGTTAAAGCAGTTGTTGTATTTACATAACCTAAAACAAATCTTTGTGTAGAAGTATTATCACTTCCAGCTTCATTTACAGCTGCATAAAAATGTTTTATAAATGTTGTATTGCTAGGATCAAATAAATGTAAATATCCTGATAAACATTGGTCGTTATCATTTCCTGTTGATCTTCCTAAATCTTGAAAGCCTGTTTCTTGGTGTAAAACTGCTGACCCACTATGAGTAGCAAGGGTGGTGGCAGTATCTCCTTCATCATGTTCAGATACAAAACCAGCAGAAGTCATAGTTTGATTATAAGATGTGTTAGTTCCTGTATCTACTTGAAATTGAAAATCAGCAGCATCGCCTGAAGGATGAATGCTAGTAAATTTAAAAATATACTCTTTATAAGTAGAATCTATTCCTGAAGTAATATCTATATTATCATCACCTGATGCTGTTGAAGTAGATAATAATATTAAACTCTGAGCACTTACCCCTGAAGGTAGCGCTGTGATTGCCGACATGGATTGATTATTAGCTGTTCTAATTGCCATAATCTATTCCTTCGCATTAGCGTCTTTGATAGATTTTATTCTTGCTTTCCAAGCATCTATATCTTTATAAATTTCATCTAGCTGATCGCCTATATCTCCATAGGCAGTTTTTCTAGTTTTTCTTATTTGATGATTATTTTCATCTGTTGTAGCCGAAGAATTATAAGTAGCTAATTGTTCATCACTTGGTTTTGCAAGACCAGAAACATTCCAAGTATGAATATAATCTCCATTACCATCGCTATCGTTTTGTAGTAAAATATTGTTATCAAATTCAGAAACAGTTTTACTGTTTGCTTCTAAATATTTTTTAACTTTATAATATAAATTTTCCATCTATACTCCTATTAATTTGTAACCAGCTAACCAAGTGGTTCTATAAAGAGTTTGACTATCTCCATTTGTTTGTTGAACATACAATTCAATGTAATCAGCTGCTGCTAAATCACCTATCCAACTGAAACCCATATCCATATCTAAATTAGAACCAACTGAATACCATCTTACAGTTGAACTGCCTGTTGATGCTCCTCCAGCATCACTTCCATTTTTGTAAATTCTTCCTTCCACTCTATTTGTATCATCTACACTTGTTACATAGATATGAGCAAAGAAAATATATTTTCCGCCTTCATTTGCTGGTACTGTAAATTTATTAGAAGCAAATGCAGAATTAGTATCAAAAACTTCAGTATCAAAAGTTGCTTTAGTAAAAGTAGAATTAGCAATAGTATCATCACTACCCATTACCACCATAAAAGCTGGAGTATTACCTAAAACAGATATGTCAGCTCTTTTTAAAGTACCAGCATCTGAAATAAGAACTTCATCAGTTGTTGCTGGACTAACTGTTAAAGCAGTTTCTCCAGAAATAATATCCTGTGCCAATTTTGCATTGGTCACGGTCCCGTCCGAAGGCGTACCCGTGTCGAGCGTGCTCCCTAAAATAGTGATGAAGTCGATAGAGTCCGATGTTGTAAGCGCCGAAGCGAAAACGATCGTACTCCCTACAATAGTATAGGATGATATAGGAGCTTGTAGGATACCATTTAGAGATACCAAACAATGATGTGCCGAAATCGGGCTGACTGCAACACCACCAACCAAAAGGTTGAATGTGTCAGTTGCAGTTGCTGATATTGAATCACAAGTTTGATAATTTCCAATTTGAGGTTTTTTCCCTATATACACTTCGTGCTCCTTTTTATATTATGTATCATATTAATTAATTCCGTACAAGCAGATATCTCCAGCATCTATTGTGCCAGTTACCATTTTAAATTGAATAGCATCGATATCGGAAGTCGTATTAAAATATCCTGCTACTTGACATCCTTGATTAGCTGGTTGTGCATGCATTGTATTTGTTACTGCCATAAAATGTTTAACAAAAGTAGTTGATGAAGGATTAAATAATCTTAACCAACCACCCATATTTCCATCATTATCATTATTACCATTTACTGTTAAAGTTACAAATGCTGTGCTTTGAGCAAAATCAGCATTTGTTCTGTATCCTATTTCGCCATCTGCTCCATCTTCTCCATGATAATAATTAAAATGAGTAGATGTTTTTGTAGCAGTATAATTAGAGCCAGCATCTATTGAACCATTAAATAAAAAATGTGCATCTGTATTAGTGCCAGAACAATGAATATTTTTAAAAGTAAATAAGTATTCTTTGTATGTTGAAAAATCAACATCCGATGCTCCATGAACAAAAGATAAAGTACTACTAGTACTAGCTGTTAGTTTGCTAATAAAAACCATAGATCCACCAACATAATCAGCCTGCAGTGCATCTGGATCAGAGTCAAAACCTATGCCTTTACTAGCTGCAGCTGTAACGTTTAGACTATTATATGTTAATTTAGAAAGAGCCATTAACTATCCTTAATTCCGTAGAGTTTTATAGTGCCAGCATCCATATTTCCTGATGATATAGAAAATTCAACTCCATCTATAGCAGCAGTTACATTACAATATCCTGAATAAAATCTATGGTAGCTTTCATCTCCATGATCTGTATAATTTGATTCAACAATAAAATGTTTTACGAATGTAGTTGATGATGGGTTAAATAAAAATAATTGTCCACTAATACATTGATCATTATCGTTACCGCTTTGACCAATTTGTTGAGCTGCTGTGGATTGACCTAAATCATTTCCAGTTTGGTAAGCTAAACCAGATGCAGACCCACTTTCTTGATGATATGCTCTAAAAGCTGTAGTAGTTTTAGTAGCGTCATATGAAGAACCTCCATCTCTAAAATTTACTTTTAACTCAACATCATTTGTTTGAGGGTGAATACTAATAAACTTAAATAAATATACAGGGTAAGTAGAATCTAAAACTACATCTGATGTGCCATTAACAAAAGTTAAACTAGTTCCTGATCCATCTGCAGTTAAAGTCTTAATCAAAATCATAGCACTAGGCGACATAGTTGTTAAACCATCAGCACTAGCATTAAAAGCCATTGTGGTACTAGCCACTGGTGTCACATCAAAACTATTATAATTGTATTTAGTAAGTGCCATTATGCTACTCCATAAAGTTTGAAAGTCCCAGCGTCAATGGCATCACTATCCATTTTGAACTGAACACCATCTATTGCCGAAGTTGTATTACAATAACCTGCTATATATGCTTCCATCATTCTATCGTTTTGGTGAGTATATGCCATTCTTGCTATAAAATGTTTTACAAAAGTTGTATTTGAAGGGTCATAAATAGTTATAATTCCATTTGTGCATTGATCGTTATCTGCACCTAAAGCTTCTGAAATATTTAAAAATCCTGTTGCTTGTGCTTGGTCTTGGTCAGTATTATAACCTAAAGAACCACCAGTACCATCTTCTATGTGCTGTGCAGCAAAGTAAGTAGTAGTTTTTGTAGCATCATAAGCTGTGCTTCCATCTCTAAAACCCATTTGTAAAATTTGATTATTGGTTTCACAATGTGCTTGTATTATATGTATTTGATATTCTTTATAAGTACTATCAATACTACTATCAAAAGTTATTGTATCTGAACTTGAAGCTGTTTCAGTAGTTAATAATACCAAACTACCACCAACATCTCCTGTCTCGAAACCATTGGCACTTGAATTCCACTTCAAGGCTTTGCTTGCTGCGGCTGTGACGTTTATGCTGTTGTAATCGACTTTACTGAGAGCCATGTTAGTACCCCCATAAACTTATCAAAAATTTTCCTGCTGTATAAGTTGCATCGGTTCCACCACCAGAGCCAACTAAATATAAATATCCATCAGCTGGAGGAACGGTTGTGAAAGCCATTGGATCTTTTGTTAAAGTCCAATCTGCTCCTGTGTTTAATACTGCTGTTTCTGTTAAACCAGAAATTGCAACATCTTCTGTACCTGTTGATACCGTTGCTGTGTAAACATCTATGTCTGGCTCTCCACCTGCTGGTGTTTCCAAACAATTAATTTCTCCAAATAAAATTGTACCATTTATAGC